TCTGGTTCGTCGAGAGCGTCCAGTTCCAGGAGTTCCTGCGCACCACCATGATGACCGAGGCCGCGAGGGCCGGTGTGGGGATATCCGCGGTGCCCGTCGTGCCGATTGCGGACAAGAACCTCAGGATCGAGCGGCTGCAGCCGCCGGTCAAGGCGGGCCTGATCCGCTTTTCGGCCGACCACACCACGCTGATCGACCAGCTCCAGCAATGGCCGAACGGCGATCACGACGACGGCCCGGACTGCCTCGACATGCTCTGGCAGCAGACGCTGATCTATGCCGGCGGCGGCGCGGGCGGAAGGATGATGACGGCCGCAGCGCCCGCCGATGACCGGCTCGGCGGCTATCGGCTTGGAGGGACGCGATGAGCAGGAAACGGTCCAAGGAAAAGGGCGTGCTGGCCCACGCCGAGCCGCCGCGCAAGAACCTTCCGGCCGAGGCGCGCTCGCTCATCGCGAACGCCTCGAACGACATCACGATCCCCTACTTCTCGGGCGTCCTGCAGCATGCCGATGACACGCTGATCCAGCAGGGCGGGGGCAAGGGTCTTGCGATCTACGACGAGATCGAGCGCGACACCCACGCCTTCTCGATGCTGCAGAAGCGGAGGAAGGCCGTCGTCTCCCGCGCCTGGGAGGTCGAGCCGGGCGGCGACCGCCCGGCCGACAAGAAGGCGGCCGACCTCGTCGAGGAGATCCTGAAGCAGCTTCCCTTCGACAGGATCACCGAGGATCTGCTCGATGCCACGCTGAAGGGCTTCGCCGTCTCGGAGATCGAATGGGAGCGCGACGGCGCCCGGATCCGGCCGCGCCGGATCGTCGCGCACAACCAGCGCCGGTTCGCCTTCGACCAGGACTGGAAGCCGCGCCTGCTGACCTGGACGTCGATGCGCGACGGGATCGAACTCCCCGAGCGGAAGTTCATCGTTCACCGCGTCGGCGTGAAGGGCAACAACCCCTACGGCCTCGGCCTCGGCACCCGGCTCTTCTGGCCCGTCCTCTTCAAGCGGGAGGGCGTCACCTTCTGGCTCCACTTCCTCGAGAAGTTCGCAGGGCCCACCATCGTCGGCAAGACGCCCTACGGCATGCTGACCGACGCGCAGCGCGAACTCCTGAACACGCTCGTCTCGGCGCGCACCGCGTCGGCGATCACGGTGCCGATCGGCACCGACGTCGAGTTTCTCGAGGCGTCGCGGTCGGGCAGCGTGAGCTACGAGCAGTTCCTCGCCTACTGGGATCGCCAGATCTCGATCTGCACCACCGGCGAGACGCTGACGACGCAGGTGGGCGAGGCGGGAGGCAACCGCGCGCTCGGCGAGGTCCACCAGGAGCAGCTCGACATCCTCGCCGACAGCGACGGTGATCTTCTGGCCGACACGCTCCGCGAGACGCTGGTGCGCTGGATCGTCGAGTACAACCTTCCCGGCGCCGAACTTCCCTCCGTCTGGCGGGTGCGCCCGAAGAACGAGCGTGCCGAGGCCGAGACGCGGAAGACCAAGGCAGACGCGGCAGCGGCGCTCGACAAGACCATCGCCGCGATCGTCCGCCAGGCGGCGAAGTTCGAGGACGACGCGATCGCGCGGGAGTACCTGGTCAGCTTCGACGTGACCGACCAGCTCTCCGACAAGACGATCGATGCCCTCGTCGCGGCGCGCCAGGCGTTCGTCTCCAGCGCCGATCCGGCCGGGGATCCGGAAGGCGATCCCTTCGCGACCGCCGATCCGGCCCGGTTCGCGGGCCACGGGCTCAAAAAAAAACTGACATAGGCCGGCACGTCTGCTTCGCCGATCCTGACGGGCCGGTCGAACGGATCACAGATCAGGCAACCGCGGCGGCCGAGCGGCACTTCGCGCGCCGCATCGTCGCCGCGCGGGATGCCGTCACGAATGCCGGGAGCTTCGAGGCGGCGGGCCGGGCTCTCCTCGAGCTGGCGGCGCGCTGGACGCCGCACGCTCTGGCGCGGCTCCTCGGCGACGCGGCGGAACTGGCCGCATGGGCCGGCCGCGAGGCGGTCTTCGCCGAAAGCGGCACCCCGTCCTTCGCCGATGTCGATTTCGACGGCCCGGAGTTCCGCGAGCAGATCGACTTCCTCCGCCAGAAGCGGCCGCAGCCGACACGGACCTGGACGGACGCGATGGCGGGCGACCACGACCGTCTCTTCGTCGTGGCCGGGGCGATCGACACGGCGATGCTCGAGGATTTCCATGCGGCCGTCATCGAGGCCGGCCGGACCCGGGACTTCGAGGCCTTTGCCGGGGAATTCGACCGGATCGTCGAGAAGTACGGGTGGTCCTACAACGGGGGTCGGGAGTGGCGCATCCGCACGATCTTCAACACCAACATCCGCACCAGCCACATGGCCGGACGACTCAGGCAGATGCGCGACCCCGACGTGGTGAAGCTCCTGCCCTGGTGGCAGTACGTCCACGCCGACACGCGGGTGCCGCTGAAGCCCCGGCCCGAACACGTCTCGTGGGATGGCCTCGTGCTGAGGTGGGACGATCCCTGGTGGGACACGCATTTCCCGCCAAACGACTGGCTTTGTTCGTGCGGTATCCGCACGCTGTCGGACGGGCAGCTGAAGCGGCTCGGGAAGTCCGGCCCCGACACGGCGCCGCCCCTGAACCGCAAGCCCTATACCCACAAGGCGAGCGGCCAGACGGTGATGCTGCCCGAGGGGATCGGCTTCGGCTGGGACCACATGCCGGGCGATCTCTGGGAGCGCGGACTGGTGCCCTCGGCGCTCATCGACGAGGCGGGCGGCGCGGTCGAGGCCGGCCGGCACCTCGTGCGCATCGACGAGCCCGAGCCGATTGACCAACTGGTCGCGAAGGCGCGGCCGTTCACCGCCGTGAAGATGGCGGAAGGGCTTGCCCCGGAGGACTATGTCGAGGCGTTTCTCGGTGCCTTCGGCGCGGCGATCGGCGACGCGGTCCTCTGGGAGGATGCGGCCGGCACGAAGGTCCCGATCTCCGACCTCTACTTCCGCGACCGGTCTGGCGCGTGGAAGCTCGGCAAGCGCGGTCGCGATGTCTATCTGCCGCTCCTCGCCGAGGCGCTCATGGATCCGGACGAGATATGGATCGGTGTCGTCGAGAAGCGCGGCGAGCTGATCCTGGACCGACGCTACATCAGGGCTGATCCCGACCTCGGCCTCATGATCGTTCTGGAGATCGGCCGCCGGTGGTGGGAGGAGCGGACGGCGTTTCCGCCCGACCGGGAAGGAACCCCGAGCCTCTCGGCGCTGGATGCGCGCCGCGGCGGCAAGCTGATCTGGAAACGAAAATGACGGCCGTGGTGATCCGGCCGTCACGCTCTGCAGGGCTACCAGGCGGATCACCCGCGCACCCTGCCGACACGATCAATATACGCCCATGAGAGGGAGATTTCAACGATGACGGGCTTCAGCATCCGGATCGAGGTCGATGACGCCGAGGCGCGGCGGAACCTCGAGGAGCTGCTCGCCAGGATGGCCAACCCGCGGCCCTTCTACCAGGCGGTCGGCAACCTCCTCGTCGCCTCTGTCGGGCGCAACTTCCAGCGCGAGGCCGGCCCCGACGGCGCGCCCTGGACGCCGCTCCGGCCCGCCACGATCCGGAAGCGTCAGCGCAGGGGGTTGTCCGGGCTGGCGATCCTGCGCGAGAGGGGGCGCCTCGCCGGCTCGATCTTCCACCAGGTCGAGGAGGGCGGCGTGCGCATCGGTGTGCCGTCAGGGATCCGCTACGGCGCGATCCATCAGTTCGGCGGAACCATCGACATGGCGCCCCGCACGGGAAGGATCTACCGCCGCCAGTTCGCCGACGGCTCGTTCGGCCGGCGTTTCGCGAAGAAGAAGAACAAGACCTCGGTCGCGACCGAGGTCGCGGTCGGCGCCCACCGGATCACGATCCCGGCCCGGCCGTTCCTCGGCATCGGCCCCGAGGACGAGGCCGACATCATCGAGGCGGCGCAGCGGTGGCTCGACATCGCCTGACGGCAAAACCCCCCGGAGCCGTTCAGCGGCCCGCTGAGGCGCGTTGGGCGCGTCGGGCCCCGTCGGGCCGTGCGGAAGCGAGAAGGCCCGTTAGCCCCCCGTTAGGATCGCTCCCACGGGCATTTCCGCACCGCACCGCGATCCGGGGATTGATCGGCGGGCCGTCCGGCCGCATGATGGACCATCCCCCGCCTCCTGACCGCCCGGCCGGACCGATGTCCGGACGCAACCGCTTGCGCGCTGTCGCATGGTCGCTCCAGCCAATCACCTGGACGATCTAGATGCCGCCGACCGAGCCCACCCGCGCCCGTATCGAAGTCTTCCGCCCCGGCACGTTCCGGCCGATGGGCGGCGAGCCGATCACCTATTCCGCGGCCGACCTCAGGGCCATCGCCGACGCCTATGACGCGGAAGGGGCACCGGCCCCGGTTGTCGTCGGCCATCCGGAGGTCGATGCCCCGGCCTTCGGCTGGGTGAAGCGCTTCGACTTCGACGCCGGCGCGGGACGTCTCTTCGCCGAGCTCGACGAGATCGAGCCGCAGTTCGCCGAGATGGTGAAGGCGGGCCGCTTCCGGAAGGTCTCGATGGCGTTCTTCTCGCCTCGGGCCTCGCACAACCCCGTGCCCGGCACCTGGTACCCGAAGCACGTGGGCTTCCTCGGTGCGGCCGCGCCCGCCGTCAGCGGCCTGAAGCCCGCGCGCTTCGCGGGCGAGGCCGATGTGATGTTCGAGGCGGCCTTCGGCGACCGCGGCCTCGAGGAGACGGCGTCGATCCTGCGGACGCTTCGCGACTTCTTCATCGAGAAGTTCGGCCTCGAGGAAACCGAGAAGGCCCTGCCGTCCTGGCGCATCGAATGGCTCGGCCAGATGGAGCCCGAGGCAAAACCCGCCGCCTTCGCCGGCGCCGCACCCGCTCAACCGCAACAGCAACCCACCGAAGAGGACCCCGCCGTGACCAAACCCGATCCGGCCCCCGATCCGGCCTTCGCCGCGCGCGAGGCCGAAATCGCCGCCCGCGAAGGGCGCATCGCCGCCCGCGAGGCAGCGCTCGTCCATGCCGACAACCTGGCCTTCGCCGAAAGGCTCGTGACCGAAGGCCGGCTCCTGCCCGCATCGAAAGACAAGGCGGTGAGCCTCCTTGACGCGCTGCCGGGCGAGGCGACGGTCGCCTTCGCGGACGGCGCCGAAAAGGTCAGTCCCGCCCAGGCGCTGCGCGAGATCCTCGAGGCACAGCCGAAGGTCGTGAACTTCGGCCGGCTGGACATGCCCGAGGGCGGTGAGGGCGCGCGGGCCGCGACGTTCGCGGCCGATGGCAAGCCGGTCGATCCGGCGGGCCTCGAGAAACACACCAAGGCGCTCGACTACCAGCGCCAGCATCCCGGCACGGCCTACATCGACGCCGTCCGCGCCGTGTCCTGAGGGAGGGACCCATGCAGTATTTCCAGGACGTCCTGACGATCACCGTCACCTCGACCAGCACCTTCGAGGCCTATGACCTCGTCGACCACGCCGGCGCGAAGATCACCGCGGCCGATGCCGTGGTTCTCGGCGCCGCGAAAAGCCCGGTGACGGTCATCGGCGATCCCGCCGCGATCATGGTCGTGGGCGTCGTTCGCGTGAAAGCCGTCGGCGCGATCGCCCAGGGCGCCAAGGTGGTCTCGGCCGCCGCGGGCGGCGTCCAGACCGTCGGCGCCGGCGTCAACGCCTTCGCGACCGCGCTCAATGCCGCCGCCGACGGCGAATTCGTCGACATCCTCATCCGCTAAGGAGCTGCCCCATGGCCCCCGTCAATACCCGTACCGCCGCGGTGATCGATCCGATCCTCTCGACCCATGCCCGCGGCTACCGCAACCAGGAATTCGTGGCGCCGGCGCTCTTCCCGCGCGTCACGGTGCCGAACCGCTCCATGCGCGTCATCAAGTTCGGCAAGGAAGCCTTCCGGATGATGAACACCCGCCGGGCTCCCGGTGCAGACAAGAAGCGCGTCCAGTACGGCTATGCCTCGGATCCGATCAGCCTCGTCCAGGACGCGCTCGAGGGCGTCGTGCCGATCGAGCACCAGGAAGAGGCGATGGCCGTGCCCGGCATCGACCTCGGCCGCGGCGCGGTCAACATGGTCCTCGACGTCGTCGACCTCAATCTCGAGTACGACAGCGCCCAGCTCGCGCGCAACGCCGCGAACTACGACGCGAACCACAAGCTGACGCTGACCAGCACCGCGCGCTGGACGAACGCCGCGTCGACCCCGCAGGCCGACGTCCAGGCCGGCCAGGAGGCGGTCCGCCGCTCGATCGGCCGCTATGCCAACACGATGGTGATCGGCCCGACGGTCTTCAACGCGCTGCGCCGTCACGCCGCGATCAAGGAGCAGTTCAAGTACACGTCGAAGGACAGCATCACCGTCGACATGCTCGCCGCCTACTTCGACCTGAAGCGGGTCGTCGTCGGCAAGGCCGTCTACCTGCCCGAGACCGCGGCCGACACCGCGCTCGCCTCCGACATCTGGGGCGATGACGCGGTCCTGGCCTACGTGCCGGAGACCGGCGACACCTACCAGGTACCCTCCTACGGCTACACCTACGAACTCTCGGGCTACCCGCAGGTCGAGGCGCCCTACTTCGAGCGGTCGAACGACAGCTGGCTCTACCCGGTCAAGACCGAGCGCAAGCCCTACCTCGTCGGCGCCGAGGGCGGCTTCCTCTTCACCGACGCCGGCAAGCCGTAAGGGGGGCGCGATGGAGAAGATCACCGTCAGGATTTCGAGCCCCGTCAAGATCGGCGAGGCGGTCCACATGCCGGGCGACTTGGTCGAGGTCGATCCGGAAACGGCAGCGATGCTCTCCGCCGCCCGCGTCCTCGCGGTCGACGAGGAGACCAGTGCCACGGTCGAGACCGGTCACATCGCCACCGTCACCGTCGATGCCGCCGGGCTGATGGCCGAGCGCGACGCCGCCATTGCCCGCGCCGAGGCGGCAGAGGCGCGCCTGGCGGCGATCGAGGCGGACGCGAGGGAGAAGACGGCAGCCACCCCCACCCCTGCCGCTCCGGCCAAAGGCGCCCCGAAGAAGGGCGCCGCGGCCGCCAAGGGCTGAAACGCCCCTCGCGCGGGGCGGCTGCAAGGTCGGCCCGCGCACCCGAATGCCAGGCGAAAGCCCGGCGGCGATCCGCACCCGTAAGGCCGAGGAGGGCTGGGGCGGGGAGCCGGGCGAGTAGGCCGCCGGGGGCGCAGCCCGGACGCGAACGTCGCAAGGGGGCGTGACAGGCCGGAGAGACGGCCACCAGCAACACCTGAGGAGCCCCCGCACATGACCACCAAGGTGACCGTTTCCGCCAACCACGGCTGGCCCGTGGACGTGACCCCGCTCCCGACGACCGCCGACGGTCTGGTCGGCCCCAGGACGCGCGTGCCCGCCGGCACGGAGCGCGAGTTCTGCGTCCATTCCGGGCAGGACCTCCTGATCCACGAAGTCCAGCCCGGCGAGATCGCCGCCGAGATCGAGCGGGGAGCTGCGGCATGAGTGCCGAACACAAGGGCCTGCCGGTCGCCGGCTACCGGCCGCAATCCGATGATGCCGTCGCGCTGGTCAACCAGAACAAGTCGATGGAAGAGCGTCTCCTGCGTGTCATGGACGCGATGCAGGGCGATCCCGTCTTCGACCAGCGCTGGCTCGCGATCGCGCGCACCCAGATCGAGCAGGGCTTCATGGCGCTGAACCGAGCCGTCTTCCGTCCCGGCCGGATCAGCTTGCCCGAGGACGATGGCGGAGCCCGGCAATGAGCTACGCGACGCTCGCCGATCTCATTGCGCGCGCCGGCGATGCCGAAATGCGCCAGATCGCGGACCGCGACCGGGACACGATGATCGACCAGGACGTGATCGATGCCGCGCTCGTCCACGCCGACAACCTGGTCAACGGCTACGTCGGCGCGAAATACGACGTGCCGCTCGTGACCGTGCCGGACCTCGTGCGCACCTGGGCGGTGTCGATCGCGCGTTACATCCTGCACCGCAACGGCGCGCCGGAACACGTGGCGCAGGACTACAAGGACGCAGTCGCGAGCCTGAAGGACGTGGCGGCCGGAAGGATCTCCCTCCCTGTCACGGCCGGCGCCGATCCCCTGCCGACCGCCGGCGGCCAGGTGATGGCATCGCATCCGGACGAGGTCTTCACCGCCGACAAGCTGAGGGGCTGGTGATGCTGGAACTCACCGTCGACCGCCTTATTGCCGCTGCCCAGGGCCTGACCGCCGTCGAGATCGCCGAGGACATCGACGCGATGGCCGACCGCGCCGGCACGGTCGAGAGCGGGTCGGTGATCGTCATGCCGCTCCGCGAGGCGGCCGAGCCCAACATCCTCGCGACCGGCGGCCACCGCCAGCGCGTCCGCTGCCAGTTCCTGACCGGCATCGTCATCCGTCACTACGACGACGCCATGGGGGGCGAGCGCGCCAAGGCCTTCGACAGCCTGAAGGCGTCGGTCGAGGCGGCGCTCACCGGCTGGCAGCCCGATCCCTACGCCGAACCCGTCTCGCTCGTCGCCGGCGAGAGCAGCCCGGTGACGACGGGCGTCAGCATCTA